TCCTGGCCCTGCGAGCTAAGGAGCACTGCCTCCAGCCTCTCCAGAAGCTCGTCGTCGATTGGCGTCTGGGTTTTGGTAGCGACAAACCGCATGAGTTTGAGCGCCCCGTCGACCCTCTCTTTCGCCGTGTCGGCTGCGGAAATCTCGGACAGCAGCGACAATGCTGGCGCCCATTCCACGAGCTGCTTTACCTTTTGCGCGATGGTTGCCACGTTGCCTCTCCTCTTGCCTGCGGACCCAGCCCACTAAGAGGTTTATGTCCCGCTCTGGGCGGCACAGAGACAGCAGCTTCCGGCGCACAACCACCGGGCAAAGGCCCAAATCCAGGCACGTCTGGGCAAACGTAAAGCCCTCCCCAGTGCCCTCGAATACCCAGCGGTAGGCGGCTACCTGCCGGCGTAGGATTTCCCACTCCTTCCGGCTGGAGGGCTGCATCCGTGCGCACCCCAGCCGACGATGGCGATTACACAATTCCCGCACGTGGTAGTGCGTCCTAACGAGAACCTCTGCACAGAACCTCCTCCAGCCGCTCTCGCATTCCTCAACGATGTTCTCGTCGTCGTATTCCGTTACGGCGACGGCAATCATTTAGTGTCGCGGTGCCTCACAATAGCCGCTGCGAAGTGTTCCCTCGTTCAGTTCCGGCCAAACCTCGAGGGAGTGGATCGCCGCCATGACGTTCCACGCTGCGTGTCCGAGATGATCCTCGTCCCGGTTTCCGGAGAGGAACATATAGATATGGCGCAGTGCGTGATTCAGCATGTCGTTCGCCGGCATGCCCTTCTCCCAGTTGTAGTCGCCGTACTTAGCGGCACCCTCCGCGCAAGCGGCAGCTACAGCCGCCAGTCCAATCGGAGTGATGAGGTCGTAGCGCGTCGCCTCTGCGTCGCTCGACCGCACCGCACCGCTCTGATACCGAACCGCCTTCTCTTCGCATACCTTCATCATCATGGAACTAGCTCCTTGTAACGGTCCTCAAAAAGTTTCTTTGCTTCGCGCCAGCAGTACGGGTTGATCGGCCCGCATGCCGGCTCAATGTCGATCCCCCAGTCGGCCGAGCCAGGAACGAGGTCGCGCTTCTCGCCCATCAAGGCGCGCAGGTCGGCGACCTTGACGACAGGCGGCATGGGCCACGCCAATCCGAACGCCAGGGCAATCGTCCTCTGGACGCGCTCCTCTAGCTCGCGGTACTGAGGCAGCAGGGTCTTGAGCGGCGTTGCCATGTCGCCCAGATATGCTTCGCTGGCGTCGTGCAGCAGCCCCCACAGCGCATGCTCCGGCTCGCATATACGGCTCACCATGACGCTGTGCTGCGCCACCGAGTACGGGACTTTGCTGTGGCCGGTGAAGCGGTTGATGATCGACAGGGCGTGCGCAATGTCGGCTATGCGCACGTCCTCGACGGAGAACGCAGAAAGGTCTATGAGCCGGCCGCTGAACGTCTGCATCGTCGTGGCATTCATTGCCCACCTCCGAGAACCAAGTCCGCGACAGAGCGCAGCTCCCGACTGGGAACAAAGTACGCCTCGCCGTAGTTGCCATAGTTCGCCTTGTACTTGTCGGCCTTCGCGTCCTTGCCGAGCATCCAGCCTCGCACCTCGAAGTCGTGAGGCCCGCCCGTAACAAGCACGAACACGTCGGCGTCTCGGTCGTCGCGCCTGACGATGAGGTCGTAGCTGTGCTTCGATCTCGTGCGCACCTGAATCGACTCGCCGACGTCGCCACCGGCCTTGAAGGTATTGACGCTTCCGTTCCAGTAGCGGTTGGTCGCCTTCGCGAAGGCACACTCGCCTAGCGCTCCGAGTATGTGGATGCTCCACTCGTCGTTGATTGGCATGCGGTTCTGACACCCCTTCCGAAGAGCCTCGACGTTGCGGGACACGCCTACGAGCGCAGCCCGGCTCACCTCGAACCACTCAAGTGCGACGTGCATCAGCCCTCCATGCGCCGGTAGCCCAGCGCCCACAGGATTCGGCTCAGGTCATCGCCCTGCTGCGAGACGTGCTCCTCGCTCAGGGTCGGATTGGCCGCGTGCAGGTACTCGTGAATCTCCGTGTTCAGGCGAGCGCGCCCCTTGAGCCGCTCGTCGATCAGCACCTTCTTGTCGAGGTGCGGATTCCGCTGGTCGGGCCACTGCGCCCAGCCAACCGCCTGCCCCTTGAGCCGTGTGTATCTCCACAGCCAGCGGACGCCGTTGATGAGGAACGAGTGGTTCTCTGGCATTACATGGCTCCCTGCACCTGCTGCACGAATCGCCGGATGTCTTCCAGCCGGAACGTGACCAGCCAGTCGCTGTCGTTCTTGCGGTGCAGGACGACGGGCGCAAGCTCCCCGCACTGCTCCTGTGACTTCTCCATCACGGCCTCGAGGTTCAGCCCACGCTCGACGCGCTTCACCTCCAGCCAGAGGTGCGGGGTGCCGGGACTGATGAGGTCGCTGGCGCTCTCCGTGCCGCTGTGCTGCTGACTGCGCCGGGCATGGGCATTGGGAACCAGCCGGTTCCACTCGGCCGCAGCCTCCAGCTCGCCACGCTTTCCCTTGTTTCTGCTGTTGATTGCCATGCGTACTAACTCCTGCGGGACTCCGTTCTTCCGCCGCCACATGAACACACGAAACGGGTAACGCTCCGGGCCGTAGCCGAGATGGCGCTTGTGGCGCAGCTCAGCCAGGAACGCAGGGTCGTAGTTCTCGTCGTCGACTTCTCGCTTGGCAGTGAGGCACATGCCCTTCGTGAGGTCGTGCTTGCCTCCGAAGTGAAGGCCGTCGTGGCAGTAGTGACAGAGCCGCAGCAGGCACCTTCTGTCATGCACGCGCCCCGCCCCCTGTTGCAGGTGGTGGATGTGCAACGCTTCCGTGCGCGACCAGCACACTGCACAGAAATGGTATTCGTTCGCGAAGGCCGATAGTTCCTCACGCCCATTGCTCACTGCTCCTCTCCAGTCACGGCGTCGATGATGTGGCGCACTGCCTCGTCAAACACCATGCAGTCCTCGCCGTTCTGGAACTCGATGCACCAGCGGTACTTCTTCTCCCCAGTAGCAAGGTCTGTGGCCGACTCCTTGAATGAAATGCGGCACGACGCCACGCCAGCCAGCGCCTTTGCCGGAGCCACGATCTGCTCGTTCTCCTTGAACAGGGCGCCCAGCGCCTGCGATAGCAACCCAGACATGACGATCGCTCCTTTCGTGAATCCGTTCATCTCACCCTCCGTGCTCACGCAGCCAGTTGGCTGCGACCGTGAACCAGAACGACAGCAGCATCAAGTCGTCGGCCTTCGTGATCGTCAGCGTGCCATCCGTGTCGATGACGACGGCCGACTTGTGCGGCTTCCTGTACCACTCCCGGTCCTCTTCCGATTCCTCTCCCACCACCTGACGCAGCGTCTCGACGCCCTCGCTTGGGCGGCAGAGTGCGGCGAGACGCCGGCCGGTGGAGTCGGTGTAGCGCAGGAGTACGAGGTCTTTTGGCATTTGGTTGTCTCTGTCTAGACCGCTTCCGTGCTGAGAAGGGCCGGGAGCCCTGCGTCAGCAACCCCGTTCGGGGTAGCGTTGTTCAGCCTTATTCGGCCCTGTCCTCAGCAAACCACCGGGACGTAGCGGCTTGGGCCATGACTGGCTTGCAGCAGGATCGAATACCTGCCCGTTGCCCGGATTTCGCGCTGACACCACTCAGCCGCCCGATTCGGTCCAGGGCGGTTTGTTTAGGCTCGACCGTTTTGATTTCTGAAACGCTGGTCGGTACGAGGAAATCAACAGCGTTGTGTTTTGATGCGGTGCAGGACGCCCATGTCGGACCACCTGCTGCCCTCCCGCCACGTGAGCCAAGCCCGGCCGTTTGTGGCAGCGACGGGCACGCACATGACGTCGTGTGTTCGTGTGTTGACGGCGATGAAGGCGTCGACAGACTCAGGGCAGTAGCGCTGGTGGCACTTCCGCTGGCCGCCCCTCGTGATTCGTATGCGGCTGCCGTTGCGGCGAGAGCGGCACTCACTTGCCTTGACCTGAATGCGCCAGTATCGCCTTCCAGCGAACGCAAGGAGGTCGTATCCGTCGTCGACGATCGGGACGGCAACGCCGAAGCCAGCCCGCAGGAGCCGCTCCACAGCGATTGCCACGCCGATCTCTGCGATGACTTTTCCAGCGAGCATTCCATTGCTCATGCAGCCCCCTAATCGGCGGCCTTCTCCTTGTGCCGCCTTCCGAGTTCACGACGCACGGCCTGCTTGAACGGAGACTCCTTCTTGGTGGATTCCATGACCCACGACAGGTAGCTCTCCGGGATCGAGTCCAGCTGCTGCCCCTTGTATTTGCCGTAGAGCATCCGCCAGCCACGACGCTTCGGGCCTTCCGGCTCCGAGAACAGGTCGCGAGTGCTGTGATCGAACGTCACGCCCACGACGAGGCGCTTCCGCTTCTCGATCATCTCTGCGGCCTTCGCCTCCAGCTCCGCAAGGTCGAACTCGTCGGCTTGACGGATTGCATCGACGGCGTTGGTTCCGTCCATCGACAGCTGGCCGAGCATGCGCTCCTTGCGGGCTGCGCTCTTGCGGGTCTTGGCGTCGAGAACGTCGAGGGCCGAGAGCAGTTGATGGCTGCGGCTCGAGTCGGTGATGTCGTAGAGGTTGAACGTCGGCTTCGGGGAATTGCGGATCGCATCCAGCCGCTCGTCGCGGGTCATGTCAGGATGGATGATGCCACGCCACGTCCGCGTGCCTCTTCCGAGACGCTGCTCGTAGCGTGAAAGCGAGCGCGTCGGCGCCGCCATGTAGATGTTCATCAGCTCGGGGTGGTCCCAGCCGTAGCCGAGAATGCCGACGTTGACGATGATTTTCGCCTCGCCCGACACGAAGGCGTCCATGTTCGCCTTTCGCTCCAGCGGGTTCTGCGTGCCGTACACAAGGCTGACCTTCGCACCGTACCGCTGAAGCACCTCTACCAGCAGCTTGGCCTGACGCACGTTGGCGGCGTACACGACTGACGGCATCTGCTTGTGGGTCGAGAGAACGAGGCTCGACACCTCCTGAGCGAAGTGCTCGGCAGCCAGGACGGCGGCGAGCTGCGTCTTGTTCCACTCGCCAGACACCTCGTCCACCATCGTCAGGTCGAAGGACTTAGCCTCCGACAGGTAGCACGTCGGGCCGACGAGGTAGCCGTCGTTGATTCCCTCCATGAGGGAGTACACGACCTGCGGGCGAGGCCAGTAGCGGAGCGCCTTGCCCTTGCCCTTGTACGGAGTGGCGGAGAAGCCGACGATTGTGGCTCCGCGATCCTCGAACCACCGCAGCATCTCCTCCATCTGCGGCGTCATGCCGACGTGGCACTCGTCAACCAGCACCAGCGTCACGCGCTCATACGCCTTCGCCTTGTAGCGGCCGCTGCTGAGAAGACTGTTGCGAGAGCCGACGATGACGCGGCTGCGAAGCCCCTCGATGGATTCCGCGAAGTTCCCGCCTTGCTCGATGTCGCAGGACTCGCCGAGACGCAGCTCCAGCCGGTCGCGGTTCTGGCGCATGAGGTCGACGAGCGGCACGATGGAGAGCGGATACCGTGCGATACGGCACAGCTCTGCCATAACCTCCGTCTTGCCGCTGCCGACCGGCTGGCACACGACGATCCTGCGGTCGCCGCGCTTGGCTGACGAGCACACGCCCTCGATGGCGTTCCGCTGGTAGTCGCGGAGTGCGGCACGTACCGCAGAGCGAATCTGCTGGCGGCTCATTTGCGCACCCCCTTCGCCTTGCGCCGCTTTGGCTTGGCCTTCTTGGCCGGCTGCGACGGCTTGGCGGCTGGCGGCTCTGGCTGCGTCGGGGCAGGCAGGGACGCAAGGAAGGAGTGAGCGCTCTGGGCAACGCGGCTCATCACCTCAAGCTCGGCAAGCAGCTGGGGGAGGATGGCCTTGCAGAACTGCACGGCAGCCTTCTCTTCCAGCAAGTCCTGCTGCGCCATGAGGGCGACGACGCGGGTGTAGTCGATGAGTTTCTCGTCCATGATTTAGTTACCGGACGGGCGGGACGGCATCCGGCGTGCCGCTGAGGAGGACTCCCCGACCTGAGTGTTCAGTTCACGACGCCAGTGCGGGCTGCTTGGCCTCTTCCTTCGTCTGCTTCTTCGCGAGCTTGGCGGCGCAGTCAGCGCCCAGCAGGCGAACACGGCTGGCAGCCGCCTCCGAAAGCTGGCCTGACGACACGCCACGAGCCACCTGATCCATCACGGCGGCAATCGCCTCTGCGTCCTGTGAAGCACGCACCTTCGCCACGAGAGCCTTCTCGATGCGGGCCTCGTCGTTTGCGGCAGCGTTGGCAGCCGACTTCTCGGCCTGCTCTCCGTCGTCGTCATCGTCGGCAGCGATGCCTGCGATGGCGCACAGGGCGATCCGCTTGAGGTAGGTGGCGGTCTTCGCCAACTCCTGCGGCGGGATGCGTCCAGGCATCGGCAGGTACGACCGCTCAAACTGGCCGCTGGAATGCCGCACCGTCGTGACGAGGTGGATCGTCCCGTCCTCGCCGTACGGGTGGAACGTCTGGCTGACCGACAGCCCGTTGGCTGAGTACGCCGTGCGGATGCAGTCGAAGCACGATGCGAGGTCGGCGTAGTCCGGTTTCGGCTTGCCGTCCTTGCCCTTCTTGGCGAAGTGCGAAACCTTGTTCCGCGCGACGTTCTGCAACTGCCCGAACGCCTTCGCCATTGCAGACGAAAGCTCGTCAACGTGGTCGCTGCATGCGTTCCACACCGACATATCCATAACCTTGCTCATCTCATCCTCCCCAGAACATGCGCCGGAAACGAAAGCTCAACCACCTCGCCGTGCGTGTCCGGCAACCACCAGTCGAGGGATTCACGAAGACGAAGATCAGCCAGCGCCTTGTCCATGAGCCGCTGCCCTTCGGCAACGACGGCGTCTGGCAGCGTCACGACCTGACAGTCGTGCGGCAGCGAAGTGCTGATGACGATGAAGCGGAGCGGGGCGGGGTCCATGCCGCACGCCTCCATGCCCCTGCGATACCACGCATCTTGCAGGTGGTACTTGAAGTCGATCACCGACTTCCAAAACCCGGAGAGGATGTCAGCCTCGCGGGTCGTCTTGAGGTCGAGCACCAGACCGTCCGACGTCACTGCGTCGAAGCGGCACTTGAGGTTGTTGCCGTCCGCGTCCGTCCAGTAGACGCTGATCTCATGTTCAGCGATGCGGGCGATGTGCTCGGCTGCGGCCGGATTCGCCTTGATGGCGCGGATTTCAGCCAGGAGCTGCGCCCGCTCCTTTGGCGACACGATGATGGCGTCTGCGGGTGCCTCGTTTTCCGCCCATTTCTGCGCCTCTTTGCCTACGAGCCCTGTGGCAGTTAGGGTTTCAGATGGAGGGACGACCAGCCTTTCAAGGAAGTCGTCTCCAAACTCCATCCACAGGTGCATCAGCGTCCCGTGATCGGTGGCGCTGCTGCTGAATGGCGGAAGGGTTTTGGCGATGTACCGCTGGTAGTACAGGACGGGCGAGTCAAGGAGTGTTTTGGCTCGGCTGCATGACCTGTGCGTTTCGTTGGCGTGATATGCGTCGTTTGCCTCTCCACGACGTATGTCCGCATGCAAAACACTGGGAGTGCTGATGGACCGGACATTCGTCATGTCCGATCCGTCGGGTCCGGTTGCAAGGGCTGTAGCGATGCTATCGCCATGACCAACCATGCCGAGCTGGCCCCCAGTTTTTTGCGCTTCAACGTTGGAGCTAGCAATCATGGGGGGGCTTCCTGCCATTGCGGAGGACTATCTTCGCGAACGTGTCGTGTGTGACGCCTATGCCAAGCGGGTGCGTGCCGTTGCGGACGGGTGTCGGGAACTGGACGTAGCGTCGTGCAACGAGTTTTTACGGCGAAGGCTGTCGCAAGCCGCTCCCGTTACCGTTGCTCCGCAGCGATCCATCATCGTGTCCTTGTGGCTTTTTGCTCTTGATCGCGGCCTAGTGAAACGCATGCCGCGTGGATTGGTCAAGATCAAAGTTGCCCGCAAACCAACTCGGGCATGGACTTTAGAACAGTGCTGTACGGCTGTCAAGGGTACGTTCCAGATGGGGCGAAAGAAGCTCCGTTCAGGTGCCCCGC